ATCAACATTGTGTGGGGTATCCCAGTCGATCTTGACGTTGTACTGGGAAAAGATCTGTTCCTTGGTCTTGGGCATCTTGTAGCATATCCAGTCAATTCCTTCTGGGCCAGCACCCCAGTAGGTATGGAGCGGATCCCACGGTGTTATATCCACGTAGGTTGTACCGTCTTCCCTCTTGGCTAATAACGCCCTTCCTGCGTACCATCCCCTGACTGCTGCGTACCATCCGAGTTGGTCACGAAGCATTGGCATCATGAGTTTACATAGGCGCTCATCTGCAATCTTCTCGACACCGATAAGGAAGCGTTCCTTGAGGTCATTCTTTTCCCTCAGTTCCGCATCTGCCCCATCGTGGGGAATACGGACTGTCATGTCAGCCCCTGCTATCCACCCTATGATTTTCTCTGCATAGGTCTGTGGTTCATTGGAAGTATAGGATTGGTAGCCATCTCCTGCATCATATGGGTCAAGCCTATAAAGTTCGTGGTCATTCTGCATCCTCTGCCTTAAAGGTTCGGTTGCATCGTAGTGTGCATCTACGAGTTCAATGATATCTTCTGGCTTTCTTCTTACCATTATGCCCACCTTTTCACTCGGATACGTTGTTGTTCACTGATATATCCGAATCCGAATCTATCTATCAATCCATAGATAACTGCTTTAATTCCGTGGTTATATTTATCTTCTGGTATCTCCCCTACAATGTTCCCCTCCCTGTCCGTCTTCCACCTATATGCTTTCGTCTGTCCATCGAATGGGTTCGGTACTATACCGAATTCTGATAGTATACCATGACACTTTGGATGGAAAACAATGCGTGGGGCATGGGTCTTAGGATCTATCTTGAGCCACCCCTTCAGTCTCTCCGTTCCCTCATTGATCTTGATCTTCTGAGAGGAGAGGTAAAGCCCTGTGTTTGCCATCCAGACCTCAGTTGGGGCTGCCATCGCCTGGTGCTGCGTTCCCGCAATGTCGATGATTTCTTCGGTGACGAGTCCCTGTTCGTAGATTTCGTCAATAACCCTGATCTGATCATCCACAACCTGAACTGCGACAAGGGCGTACGCCCCAGCATAGCCTGGATCCATCCATATATGTACTGGTTCACCTTTTTCATATTCCACCTCTCTTATATGTGCGTCTGGGCGAAACTCAGGGAATACCAATCCACGTGGTGGGGATGGTTTCCCTTCGATACGTTCCATGAAGAAATCATCACTTGATGTTTCCTGAAGTCTAAGAATTTCTGGGTCATCCCTACCTCCTGGGTAGAGGTGTGTGTTCGTATAGCTTGGTAGGGAGTAGGCACGTGCATCTTTTTCTGCCCCCGATGCCCATGCCGTGAACATTTGTGGATACCATCCGAGAGATCCTTCAAATGTACCTGACAAAAAGAGCCATCCTCTCTTGGGGGCGCACCTTCCCCGTAGTCTGAAGAAGGTTTCTAGGTCTAATTGTGATGCTTCGCACCCTAGGATTCCATTGGGCGCTCTCATGGCTAGTGTCCGTGGGTCTTTTGCGCTCTTGGTTTCTATACGTGTGCCATCTGCAAGGGTTAAATGTCCTGGGTCTACCCTTTTTGATGCTTCCTTGAGGATACCAAGGGTACTGAAGTCCTGTAAGAGATACTCGAACTCTGCCCTTGTGCGTTCATAGTCCGCTGCTACAAGCCAATAGAGTCCACGTTCCTCTGTTTCTGAGAATCTCGCCAAAAGATACTTGGAAGCTATAAGGGATTTGCCTGCTTGTTCCCCACCAGCCACCAGATTGAAGCGATAGGTGGATTCAAGGATGGATTTCTGCTCCTCAGTAGGGGTAAACCCCACCTTGGAGAACAAATAGTCCTTTAATCCTACTTGTGTGGATGTTGTCATACTATATCCTCTTTGTCGAAGTACGAGCAGTCTTTGCGACTATGGCGTTCCTCATCCACAATGGGTCTTCGACTGATAAATCGTGGAACCCACTTGGTATGTAGATTGCCCTCAAGCCAATAACGCCCACAAGCGCATAGCATAGGTTTCTTAGTTGTCGTGGTCATACCATATCCTTCATAAATGTCACAAAAGCTGGGGTACTTTCCCCAACCCATGCACCTGTGACGTTATAGTTAAAGAAATCTATGGCATCATCATGGCTCATGCCGTCCCGTTCCATAAGAATCTCGATACATTTGTCCCGATCATAGGTAGCAAGCGGTGGTCTGTTGAATATCTCGGTCATTCCAACAAAAGCGTCTTCAAACCCATCTGCCAGTAAGACCTCATCACCGTATCCATTTACCCATTCTTCGATATCTTTACTATTCACCACTGTTATCCCCTTCTTTTGGTGCTTTCCCTCGTTTCTCTAGGATTTCCGATAGGGTCTTTTTTACATTTGGTGCCAATTCCCCACCATTCTCCAATGGAGGGAGTTCTTTTGCTATTTCCTTGGATGCCTTACGCCATTCAATGATGAGTTCCTTGGCAGAGTCCTCATTCACGGCAAGTTGCGGACGATACTTTGCTGGCATATTGGCGTTGAGAAGCCCAAGAAGAAGGATATCAGACCCTTTCCCCTTATCTGGGTTCTTCACCCTATCCAATGCTATCGTTTCGAGAGACTCAGCAAAGGATTGCTTCATGGTATCGAAGCGTCTTACGAAATCAAAGTCCTCGGAGTGCCAACGTAAGTACGCATCACGGCTTACGTTTGTAATCTCACACGCCTTCTTGATCGTTCCCCATTCCTCATACGCACTAAGGAATATCTCCATACGCTTTTGACGAGCTTCCTTACGCTCCTCATTATTCATGCCTTCATTAAAGTGTGGTGCGTTGTTCTTTACCATAAGATACCCTCCTCACTTGGTCACATGGTCACTTGGTCAACTTAGTCTGCTTGGGCAACCTTTCTCTTTCTTTTTCTTTCTCTTTAATCTCATATTACTATTACTACCCCCTTAAGGGGTAGTTAGTAATAGTAATATGTATTATATATATTATATATTATTTACATTACTTCGTATGTATTACTGTAATATTACCCTTTGTTACTAAGTAATACCCTATTTATTACTGTAATATTACTAATAATTACTGGGTAATACCTATTTCCTATCTATCTTTCACCCTTTATAGTACACCAAATTGTCAATAGGGACTCTTTTAGTGAAAAAAACTTTGGCAAAGGTAGATAAACCACCCCACACAAAAACGACAAGCCCTACCCCTATGCTTAATTCTTTAATTGCATTATAGCCATTAACCATAGAGCTAGAGACTTTCGTTCATTGTTCCCCTTGAAACGCGCGCGATCCCACCTAATAAGCGATGACCTACCCTATACCCTAGCCGATACCCTACCCGATAGCCTACCCACTAACCGAATGATTGATATTTTTTTAAGTATGATGACGGGCGCGAACTTCCACAATTTAACCTCATCCAGACTCCCAGTTCTAGCGCCCGAAATAAGCCATAAGATAGCCATTATTCTAGCTGTTTCAAATCGGCCTCTGTTTTAAGTTTTCCGTACTCTACCACTGGGAGAAATTTTCATGTGCCAAATAACGGCTTACAAGTTTTCCAAGGTTAGTGGATTGATTATTCCTATATCCTAGCGCTTGTGTGCATCGCTTTAGTAGTTACATAGTCAATACCTAATAGATAAATTGCCTAGAATCGGAAAGATAGCCAGATATGACGCTCTCAGAGCCTCATTTCCATTTTACGTTTTGTCAAGTAAATGCACATTTACCCTACCATGCTAGGCACGAGCGCTTCCATAGTCCATACCTGACGCGCTGAGAGGCTCAAAACTGCCATTGTTTTGGTGCCTTGTGTCCATACACAGGCAGAAATCTAGAATTACCTATAGTTTTTTGTGCCTATCTAGGCACGACAATGCCTCTGTCCGTGCCTGTCTAGTCACTCACTAGGCACGATAGGCACAGGCCACTAGTAGCACGTGTATAAATGTAATGTATATATGCCTTGGCCGTCTCAGGGATTTTCAGCAATCTGGAAAATAGCTAAACAGCCAGTTTTCCTAATTGATTAGACTGGCTTAGTTGCTCATTAGTCCATACCTAAATACTATTATTGATATAGGGGTTGACAAGCTAAATACAGGCATGATAAGCTGTCATCAATTTACTTTAAGGAGGCCAAACAATGGCAAATATAGAAAACGATGCGCTAACAATATGGAAATCAATTTGCAAGCATTCAGACGATATGAAAAGAGCAGATGAAGTAGAGAAAGAGAAGATCAGGAAAGGCATGGCAATTAAGAGCGCTAAACTAGCTAAAGAATTAAGCGATAGGAGTAGCAAATAATGGCAAATTACGAAATAGCAAACAGACTAGGAAAGAAAGTAGCAACAACCGTAAGTAAAACGGTAGACGGCAAGACCACCATAGTCAGGTATCACGATACAGACGTTGTGACATTTGATGACAGATGGATAACGCTCGATCACGGAGGATATATCACGCCAACAACTAAGCGGAGGATGAATGAGGCATCAGCAGAATTTGGTTTGGGGTTCTCCGTGTATCAGAAAAACTTCAAATGGATCGTAAAAATAGGAGCAGATCTGCTTGAGTGGATTGTGACAGA